GTGTTTCTTTTTGCGCGATCGCGGCGGCGCGTACGGTGGCCGTGCGGCCCGTCAGTCCCCGTCTGACGGGCCGTCTGCCTGTCCGGCCGTCGCGAGGTGGGTGCGCGGGGCGCGTAGCGTACGAGCCACGTGGGCGGCCCCGGCTGCTGCGTACGTAGCGTCAACGGGTTCGGTGCCGGCGCGGGTGAATGTCCAGGTGTCCCCGCGCTCATGCTTCTGGGTGCGGTCGGCGTGCACGGTCAGTAGCGGGTCCCGCGGGTGCCGCACGGCGCCGACCGATACCCGGTCAGCGAATCCCATGCACACCGCTGCGATCGCATCGCCGCGGAGCTCTTCGACCTTGGTGCCGCGCGGTGTCCATGGCCGGCCCCCGCGCCGCTTGCGGAGGTCGGCGGTAACCACGGCGCCGGGGCCGTCCGGGAACCACGAGAATGACTTCGGCCGGATCTTGGCAACGAGATCGGGCAGGTCGGCCCGGAGGTCGCGGGTGCAGTGCTCCCCCTGCCACGCCTTGACGATCTCTACGTAGGTGACGCCGTCGATGGTGACCGCGGCGGCCACGGTGGCGTGTGTGGCGTCCAGCGCCACGTCCAGGCACAGCGCGACACGGCGCCGCTCAGCAGCCATGTCCGGCCATGTTTCACGTGAAACACCGGCCGTGCTCCAGCTGTCCGGATCGATCGCCGGGTTCAGCAGGGCGACGCGCATGCACATGACTTCCGTCTTGAAGCGTGCCAGCCGCTCCCCTCCGGCCTTCTCGGCGCCCATGGCCAAGCCGACGAGGTTGTCCTGGTCAAGCTGTCGCCGGTTGAGGTCGGGGTTGGCCATGGCCAGTGCGCGGAGGTCGGTGGCTTTGCTGCCGGTCGGTGAGCTCCACTCGGCGAGGAACAGTCGGCTGTCCCCGGTGCCGGTCTCGAGGAAGTCGATCGCGTCGGCGCGGATCGCGTCCAGGGGCACAGACAGCGCGTCACCCTGGTTAGTGATCGCTACGGCCTGCGCGTCGCGGACGGCGTTCATGGCGTTGATCAGGGCGTCCCACGCGTCCCAGTCCTGGTGCTCGCGGAACTCATCCAGGATGGCCCGGTGCACAGTCTTGGACCGGCCGGCCCGTCGGTTCGGCGCGGCGAACCGGTACGTCGATGCCCGGTCGTGTCGGTGCTCGATCTCGCATCGGGCGTGGCACCCGAGGGCGGTGAAGGCTTCCTCGCCGATGGTCTCGCGCGGCTTGAGGAACCGGTGCCGGATCGACTCATTGCCCAGGGCGAAATCGACCACGGCGCGCCAACTGGTCTTGGCCGTGTCGCGAGCGGTGTTAGTGCCGATGATCAGCGGGACTTGCTGGATGAGCATCCAGTACAGGGTCAAGATCTGGCAGAAGATCGTCTTGCCGTTCTGCCGGGCGACCAGCACGAGGCAAATCCGGAAGCGGGGCCGGCCGTCGGGGAGTAGTTCCCCCATGTGGATCGCCAGCCACTCTTGCCAGGGATCGAGCGGCCAGCCTAGCCACGCCGCGAAGTCGATCAGGTCGTAGCCGTAGGTGGTCTCGGGGGTGAGCGGCCGGAGCGGCGGCGTGAAGAGTCGGGGCACGATCGAGCCCAGGATGCGCTCCCCGGTGTCCAGGTCGACTGCTTCGACCGACAGCGCCACCTCGCCGGTGGCGGCATCCTGGCGGGCGAGGTGCCGGCCGCGGATCGCCTCGAGACCGGTGGGGGGGAGCGGTGTGACGGACATGATCAGACGGTAGCTGCCTGTGATGTACGATCACGGCGTGCGGTGGCCCTGGCAGCGACGTGATGCGGTCCAGCCGTCTGCCCACTACGCCCCGGTCGCGTCGTTCCTGGAGATGCAAGGGCTGGTCGATCTCGGCGCCGCGGTGACCGAACAGTCCGTACTCCAGCTGTCCCCGATGTACCGGGCGGTATCGCTGATCGCCGGCCAGTTGGCGGGCCTGCCGATGCGGACGTTCACCGGCGATCCGATGGAACGTCGGGCGGTGGCGTCGGTGTTCGATGATCCGGACCCTGATGGACAAGTCCCGTTCGCCTGGAAAGAGACGCTGTTCCTGCACCTGTTGATCCACGGCCGGACCGGGGCAGTGATCCAGCGCAAGCAGATCGACGGCGGTGGTGAGGGCGGGATTGCCGCGCTGCCGCTGGCCCACCCGTCGACGTTCCGCGCGCGGGGCCCGCGCCCCTACGAGAAGGTTCCGGCGGGGGGCCTGTACTTCGATGTGATGATGGCCGACGGGACCACGAAGACGTTTGACCGCAACGGTTTCTGGTACGTGCCGGGTATGTCGCTGAACGGTCGCGACGGTGTGTCGCTGATCGAGAAGGCGCGCCTGTCGCTCCAGACGACAACGGCGGCGGACCGGGCGGCCGGTCGGATGTTCTCGCACGGCGCCATGATCAGTGGGTTCATCACGCCGGCCGATCCTGATGAGGACATCGAAGACGATCGCGAGCAGATCAGCCGGGAGATCAACAACAAGTTCGAGGGCTGGCAGAACACCGGCCGCATCCCGATCTTGAATCAGCGGGTGAAGCTGAACCCGTGGACGATGACGGCGAGGGACGCCGAGTTCCTGGCGTCGCGCCAGTTCCAGGTCGAGGAAGTCTCCCGGTGGACCGGCGTTCCCCCGCATCTGCTCATGCAGACGGAGAAGCAAACCTCGTGGGGTACGGGGGTCGAGGAGCAGAACAGGGCGCTCGGCCGGTCCGTGCTCGACACGTGGGCTACCCGGCTGGAGGAGCACGGCTCCCGGCTGCTGGCCCGGCCCCGGTCGCTGGTGCTGGACTTCGCCAAGCTGGAACGGTCGTCGCCGGAGCGTGAGCAGGACTCGATCCGCTCCGACTGGGACGCCGGCCTGATCACGCGCAACGAAGCGCGGGCCCGCCGCGGCATGCCCCCGATCGAGGGCGGCGACGTCCTGAAGACTGACGCGCCCGCCGCGGCGCCGATCGGAGGCGACCCCAATGCGTAACCTGCCATTCCCGCGGCACGCCATGTCGGCCGTGCGCCGCGCGTCGATCGTGGCCGAGTTCGGTGACCAGCCGGACCGGTCCACGCCGTGCTGGCGGTTCCGCAACGTCGACGGCCGGCCCCGGCTGTACGTGTACGACGTGATCGGCGGGTGGGACCTGGACGCGTCCAGCTTCGTCGCTCAGGTCAACGACATCCCGGACGATGCCGAGGGCATCGACCTGCACATCAACTCGCCGGGCGGGTTCGTCTACGACGCGGTCGCCATGTACGAAGCGCTCGCGGATCACCCGGCGCCGGTCGCCGTGCATGTCGATGGTCTGGCCGCGTCGGCGGCGTCGTTCCTGGCCATGATCGGGGAGACTCGCGCGATCGCGAAGGCCGGCCGGGTGATGATCCACGACGCGCAGATGGTGGTGTGGGGCAGTCCCGCCGAGCTCGAAGAAGCAGCCGCGCTCGGGCACGCCGTATCCGACGACATCGCCGGCTACTACGCGGACCGGGCCGGCGGCAAGCCGGCGGACTGGCGCACGGCGATGCGGGCCACCACGTGGTACTCGGCGGCCGAGTCGGTCGACGCCGGCCTGATGGACTCCGTCAAGAAGCGTGCGAGCGCGGACGACGGCGACAGCGACAGCGGCCCGGACGCGCGCACCCGCGTGCTGATGGCCCGGGCCCGAATCACCCTGGGAGGGTAGATGAATCTCGAAGAGCTGCTGGCGCGGCTGAACGCCCTGATCCAGGGTGCCGAGGGTCGGTCGTTCACCGACGCTGAGGCCACCGAGGTCGAGGGCCTCGAGAGCTCGATCGCGGCGGCCCGGGCGACCGCCGAACGCGACGCTGCGATCCGGGCGCGGCACGCCGAGCGCAACGCCCCGGCCGGCCCGCGGCCGGCCACCGCGGCGGGCGGCCCCCGTGCGGAGGTGCGTGAGCCGGCCCCGTACCGCATGCAGGCCGTGCGGAACCGGATCACGGGTCGAGTGGAGTACCGCTTCGACACGGAGCAGGACAACGACTTCTCGACCGACCTGCACGCCATGGCCCGGGCGCAGGACGGCGACGGCGACCGCACCGACGCCGGCCGGCGCGTCATGGCCCAGCTGCGGCATGTACTGAACGCCGACGTCGACACGGCCGACGTCAACGAGCTTTCCCCGGAGATCAACCGGCAGGAGATGTTCGTCGACCAGCGGGACTACCGCACGCCGATCCTGGACCTGATCGGCCGCGGCGCCCCGCCGAACGGTGTCCAGCCGTTCCGCTTCCCCAAGTTCTCGTCCGCGTCCGGTCTGGTCGGCGACCACACGGAGGGCGTGGAGCCGGCGTCGGGCACCTACGTGACCACCTCCCAGCTGGTGAACCCGACCCCCATCTCCGGCAAGGCGTCCATCACCCGCGAGGTGTGGGACATGGGCGGAAACCCAGCCACGTCCGCGCTGATCTTCAATCAGATGGTGCGCGGCTACCGGGAGGGTCTGGAGACCGCGGCGGCCACGTTCCTGAACACGCTCACCGCAGCGGCCGACCTGACGATCACCACGGCGGCCGTCGACGACGCCCTCTCGGCTTCGGTGGAGTCCAACATCGCCGAACTGGCGTTCGCGCGCGGCTACGACTTCCAGGCGTTCGTGCTGGAAAAGGTGCTGTACAAGGCGATCGCCGCGGCCCGGGACGACGCCGGCCGGGCGATTTACCCGATGCTGAACCCGCAGAACGCGAACGGTCAGGCCTCGCAGCGGTTCCGGCTGATCAACGTGGCCGGCCTGGTCGGCATCCCGTCGTGGGCGCTCGCGTCGACGGCCGGCTCGCCGAACAACTCGTGGATCTTCGACCCGGCGACGGTGTACGGCTGGTGGACGGCCCCGCAGCGGCTCGAGTTCCCCGGGTCGGACCCGACGGACACGCCGCCGTCGTACGCCCCGGTCGCCTACGTGGACCTGGCCGTGTGGGGCTACAAGGCGTTCGCGAACACCGACATCGGCGGTGTCCGGCAAGTCACCTACGACAGCGTCGCCTGATCATGGGGCGCATCAAGGAAGCGCGGCAGCGCGCCGAGACGCTGGCCGCCGAGAACGAACGGCTCCGCGCGGAGGTCAAGCGGCTCCGCGCGGAGGTCAAGAAGTTGAGGGAGGGCGAGGGGCAGTGAGCTGGGCGCCCGACTACACGACCGTCGCACGGGTGAAGTCGTACCTACGCATCGACGACACCGTAGACGACGTGTTCTTGGGTGCCTGGATCTCGGCCGCGTCGCGCAACATCGATGAGCACTGCTTGCGCCAGTTCGGGCAGGTCGACGCGCCGGAGGAGCGGGAGTACCGCGGGGAGTATGACCGGGAGTGCCGGCGGTGGGTCTACCACATCGACGACCTTCCCGACCGGGATGCGCTGGACGTGGTGACTGCGGACGGGACCGTGGTCACCGGCTGGACGCTCGAGCCGGGGAACGCCGTCCAGCGCGGCAAGCCCTACGAGCGGCTGCTGTCCACGACGTGCGGGCCGCTGACGATGACGGCCCCGTGGGGGTGGGCGACCGCCCCGCCGTCGATCGAGGTGGGCCTCTGGCTGTTCGGCGCACGGCTTGCCGCGCGCAGGGATTCGCCGTTCGGGATCGCCGGATCGCCGTCGGAGGGGTCCGAGCTTCGGCTGTTGGCCAAGCTCGATCCGGACATGATCACCGTGCTGAAGCCGTTCCGTCGGTTCCGGGGGGCCGCGGCATGAACCTCAACACGGTCGCCGATCAGCTGTCCGCTCGGCTGGACACGATCGAGGGCCTCCGCTGCTTCGACTACCCGCCGTCGTCGGTGGCCGGCGCGGTGCCGGCGGCGATCGTGTCCTACCCCGAGCGGGTGGACTACGACATGAACTACCGGCGCGCGGCGGACCGGATCGAGCAGTGGCCCATCCTGATCGTGGTCGGGAAGGCTACGGACCGGACGGCCCGGGAACGGATCTACGACTACGCCGCCGGGTCCGGGACGCGGTCGGTCAAGGCCGTGCTGGAGTCCGGCACCTACACCGCATTCGGCGCGCTCCGGGTGCGCGACTGCACTTTCGACGTCGTCACCATCGCCGGTGTCGACTACATCTCGGCGCTGTTCAGCTTGGACATCGCCGGCCCGGGCGCCTAGGAGGGCACACGATGACTCAGCAACACGGGTCCGACACGGTCGTCACCCTGGGCGGCGACGACCTGACGGCCTACTCCAATAACTCCCAGCTGGAGTTCAACGCCGACTCCCACGACGTGACGACGTACGGGAAGAACGCGCACGTCTTCCGCGGCGGGCTCAAGAACGGCACGGCCAGCGTCTCCGGCTTCTACGACACGACGGCCATGGTCAGCCCCCGCGCCGTGATCCAGCCGCTGATCGGCACCGTGGTCGAGCTCATCCACCAGCCGGAGGGGGCCGGCTCGGGCAAGCCTCAGGACAAGGTCGATGTCCTGGTGACCAAGTACACCCAGACCCACCCGGTTGCCGACTACGTGACGTGGACGGTGGAACTTCAGTTCTCCGACGACGTCGACTCCACCGCGCAACCGGCCTGACAACGAGAGGGAGCGCCATCCCGATGAGCACCGAACCCGAGTACGCGTCGATCGACGATCTGACCACGCCCGTCGTCGCCATGACCGAAGACGTGACGCTCGCCGACGGCCGGAAGGTCAAGGTGCGTGGCCTCACCCGCTTCGAGCTGATCATGAACGGTAAGGGGACCGAAGATCCGCTGGTGATCGAGCAGCGGAACGTAGCCACGTGCATGGTTCAGCCCAAGATGACGCCGGACGCGGTCCGCAAGTGGCAGAAAGGCAGCGTGCCGGGGGACCTGGCCCGGGTGACCCTGGCGATCCGGAACTTGTCCGGCCTCGCGGAGGGCGCCGGGAAAAGCGACGTGGCTGAGGCTGGAAACTGACTCGGAGTTCAACTTCGAGTTCTTCCTGGCCGAGCGCTTGCACTGCACGGTGGCGGAGATGCGCCGTCGCCTCTCCAACGAGGAGTTTATGCAGTGGGCCATCTACTACGGCAAGAAGGCGCAGGCGCAGGAACTGGAGATGCTGAAGGCGCGGAGGTGACCGGGTGGAGAACGCCAAAATCTCCGTCGAGGGGCTGGCCGAGTTCAACCGCGGCCTGCGCAAGCTGGACGCAGACGCGCCGAAAGCGCTCCGGATCGCCCTGAACGGCGCGGCCGATCTGCTGGTCAACAAGACGGTGCCGCAGATCCCGCGCCGTACCGGCGCGGCGGCCAAGTCGCTCAAGGCCAAGAGCACCCGTACCTCCGCCCGGGTGTCGGTCGGCGGCCGGCGCGCGCCGTATTACCCGTGGCTGGACTTCGGCGGCAGCACCGGCCGGAACCGGTCGGTCGAACGTCCGTTCTACTCCGAGGGCCGGTACCTGTATCCGACGCTGCGCCGGGTCCGGCCGGAGGTCGCGCGGGCGCTCGAGCAGGGGCTGGTGGACGTGGCGCGCGGCGCCGGATTGGACGTGGACTGATGTCCAACACCGTCAACCTCGAGTTCGCCGGGGACGCCAACAAGCTGGCCAAGGAGGCTAAGCGGGCGGAGTCGTCGGTCGTCGACTTCGGCAAGGGTGCTACCAAGGCCAGTGACGATCTCGGCGAGGCGGGGAAGGCGTCCGACGGGTTCACCGACAAGATCGGCAAGCTCGGGGCCGGCGTGACCGGCATGTCCGACGCGATCGACAATGCCGCCGGGACCGCGCAAGCGCTCGCCGATGCACAGCAGGCCGGCGCGGAGAAGGCGTCCCGGCTGGCCCGGGCGAATCTGGACGTCCAGCAGGCGACCGAGGATATGGCCCAAGCCACCCGGGACGCCGCTCAGGCCAACATCGACAGCAAGCAGGCCGTGGTCGACGAGGAACAGGCACGTCTCGATCAGGCGGTCGCGCTGCGTGACTACAACGACGCGGTCAAGGAGCACGGGAAGAACTCCCTTGAGGCGCGTCAGGCGCAGATCGACCTCAAGCAGGCCGGCATTGATGTCAAGCAGGCGCAGGAAGATGCGGCGCAGGCCACCCGGGACGCGTCTCAGGCCAACATCGACGGCAAGACGGCCCAGCAGGACCTGAACGACGCCATGCGCGAGGCGCATCCGCCGGAGTTGCAGGGGTGGGCGGACACCCTGAACATGCTGTCGCCAATCCTGTCGGGCCTGGTCGGCATCATGGGGCTAGTCACCGCGGTCCAGTGGGCGTGGAACGCCGCCCAGTACGCGTCTCCCACGACGTGGATCATCGCCGGCCTGATCGCGTTGATCGCGATCATCGTGCTGGTGGTCAAGAACTGGGACTGGGTCAAGGAAAAGGGGGTCCAGGCGTGGAGCGGGATCAAGAAGGCGGCCAGCGCGACGTGGGACTTCCTGAAGAAGATTCCGGGCTGGATCGGGACGGCCTTCAAGTTCGTCGCGAACGGGATCACGGCGCCGTTCAAAGCGGCGTTCAACCTGGTCGCCCGGGCGTGGAACGCGACCGTCGGCCGGCTGCACTGGACGGTGCCCGGCTGGATTCCAGGCATCGGCGGATTCTCGGTCTCGGCACCGCAGCTGGGCTACTTCCACCAGGGCGGCAAGGTGCCGGGCATGCCCGGGCAGGAGTCGCTGGCGATCCTGTCCGGCGGGGAGCGGGTGACCTCGCAGGCCGGGCAGGTGGGCGGCGGGGACGCGCGGTGGGTGCCGATCGACCTCGGGGACCTCGGGGCGGCCCTGCTTCCGGCGATCGCCAAAGCGGTGAGTCGTAGCGGCCACTCGGTGACTGCGCTCGGCGTGCGGGTCCGGGCGAACGGGACGGTCTCCTGATGGGGGTCCAGAACAACCGGTTGCAGCTGCTGCTGAACGGCGTCTACACGACGGTCGCGACGTTCGCCACGCCGGTCGTGTTGCAGCGGGGCACGGACGCGTTCGGTTCCTGGCCGCGCGCCAACAAGATCACTTGCGAGATCGACAACGACGCCTTGGACTATGACCCAACGCGCCCGACGAGCCTGCTCTACGGGATCGCCGGCCGGAACACGCCGGTGCGGATCCTGGATCCGGACTTCTTGTCGATCACCCGCGGGTACGCGGAGGCCACCGACTGGGACCCTGACCGCACCATCGACCACGTGCCTGGCGTGTCCGGCCGATCGAGCGTGGCCCTGACCGCCGAGGGGGTGCTCCGGCGGATCGGCACCTGGACAGACCCTCTGCGGTCCCCGATGTACCGGACCTATTCCACGATCGAGCACGCGGTTGGGCACTTCAGTCTGGAGGGGGAGTCGGGCGCGACCGCGCTGGACAATAGCGTCGTCGGCGGCCCGGAGGGCACGATCACTGGGAACTACACGCTCGGCGACTCCGATGCTCCGCTGGGCGCGGCGCAGTCTCTGAGGCTCTCGAGCACGCCGTACGACACGGAGGCGCGCGGGAAGTTCATCGGCGCATCGGTCGCCGGCGGCTGGCAGGTGCTGTTCAGCTTCGAGATGGACATGGTCCCGGCTGACGGCACCTACGAAACCCTGCTGGCGTGGACCACGACCAACGGCACCACGTGGCAGATCATGATCAACAATATTGCGTTCCGGGTGCAGGCGGTCGACGCGACCAACACCCTGGTGCTGGGATCGAACGTGCTGCACACCGGCAGCGACATCCTGAAGTGGCTCACGTTCAGCCTGCTCGTCACCCAGGACGGCCCGGACGTCGACTCGCAGGCGGCGTGGTATCAGGAAGGTGACATTGGGTTCACCTACTGGACACCGTCGTCGTTCCTGGGCGCCGTCGGTGACCTGGACGAGTGGGCCCTGCACTCGAACCCGTGGACGGTCAACGCCCGGTTCTCACACATCCTGGGCGTCGGGGACCCGAACGACGTCTTCATCACGACCGACACCCGCGACACGCTGAACGGCTACAACGGCGAGCGCGCGGACCGTCGCCTGTTCCGGGTGCTCGATCTGGAGCTGGGCATCGACGTGTCGGTGCGCGGGTTCGTCGACTACACGGGCATGCCGATGGGTCCTCAGCCGGTGGGTACGGCGCTGGACATCGTCCGGGAGATCCGCGAAACCGAGGGCGCCCCGATCAACGATTACCAGTTCGGGATCGGCCTGCTCATGTTCACCCGGTCCTGGATGTACAACCAAGAGCCCACCCTGGAGCTCACGTACCCGGGCGACATCACGCCGCCGTTCCGGGCCCGGCTGACCGACGATGGGGTGGCCAACGTGGTCACGGCCAAGAATCGGCGCGGCGGGGAGTACACGGTCCGGCTCGACTCCGGGCCGATGTCGACTCAGCCGCCCCCGGCCGGCGTCGGGGAGTACCGCAAGACGGTGGACGTCAACGTCTTCGACGAGAGTCAGCTCAAGCAGATCGCCTCGTGGTGGCTGAACCGTGGCACCCTGGGTCTGGCCCAGTACCTCGAGGTCACCGTCGATCTGGTGGCCAACCCCGGCCTGCGGGACGCCGTGCTGGCCGTGCGCGACGGGGACCACATCACGGTGGCCGGGTACGCGCCCGATCTGCTGCACTTCCTCGTGGTCGGGACGACCGAGCGCAAGACGTCCGGCACGTTCACGGTGACCATGGCGATCGAGCCGTACGAGATCTTCATGGTCGGCGTGTACGGCTCTACCCGCTACGGCTCCAAGACCAGCACGCTGAACGCCGGCTACAGCGCGTCGGCCACGACGATGGTGGTCCGGTTCACCGACCTGCGGGACGCCTGGTCGACAACGGCCGAGCCGTATGACTGGGACGTCGCCGGCGAGCGGATCACGGTGATCTCGATGGGCGCGATCACCGGGTCCGGGCCGTGGACCCAGTCGGCCACAGTGACCCGCGCCGTGAACGGCGTGTCCAAAGCTCAGGCCTCCGGCGCGCCGGTGCAGCTGCACCTTGAGGCGCCCCGCGGCCGGTACGCACTCTAGGGAGGGATCATGGCTGCTGGGGACGTCATCGACGCGTCGGACTTCGGCCTGTCGCTGATCGAGACCGTGAAGTTCACGGCGTCGGGCACGTTCACCATCGCCGACTATCCCGGAGCGACCTACGTCCGGCCGCGGTGTCAGGGCGGCGGCGGCGGCGGCGGCGGGTGCGCGACCAACGCCGCGGGGAACAACTCGGCCGGCGGCGGCGGCGCGGGCGGCGGGTACGCGGAGTCGCTGATCGACGCGTCCACGCTCGCCTCGTCGGTGACGATCACGGTGGGCGCGGGCGGCACGGCCGGCGGCACGGGCGGCACCGGCTCGGCCGGGGACGGTGGATCGTCGTCGTTCGGCGCGACCGTGGTGGCCGGCGGCGGCGGCGGCGGAGCGAACGGCGGGAGCGCTACGACGTCGTTCTTCATCGCCGGCGGAAGCGCGAACAGCCAGACCCTGACCGGGCAGATCACCGGCCGCGGCTCGGCCGGCGCGCCCGGGCAGCGGCCCGGGGCGGTGTACGCGGCCGGCCAGCAGACGGGCGGCAACGGCGGTAACTCGAGAATGGGCGGCGGCGCCATGGGCGGCGTGAACGCCGCGGGCGAGGCGGGCGGCGTGTACGGCGGCGGCGGCGGCGGCTCCAGCGCGGCCGCGTCGACGTCCGGGCGCTCCGGCGCGGCCGGCGCCGCGGGAATCGTGCTGGTGGACGTGTACGGCGGACCGTACACCGGGTAGGCCAGCGTCCGGGGCCCGCGGCCGGGATGGCGCTTCCGCCGCGGCTCCGGGCGTTGTAATGACTGATCAGCGGGTACTAGAGGGGGCACTATGGGAAAGAATCTGACCTATCCGGCCGTGTTACTCGTCGCGATCCTGGGCGGTCTCGCGCTCGGCCTGTTCGCGCTGACCGACCTGTCAACGGGCGAGGTGCTCGGCGTGATCGGCCTGCTCGCCGGCGTCGGCGGCGGCGCCGCGGTCGCGTCCGCGGGGCAGACGGGCACCTCGGATCGGCTGGACGCGATCCACGCCGAGACGCAGGCGCAGACCCCGGTGCTGGCCACGGTGGCCCGCCGGGTCAACGGTGAGCTCGACAACCGGATAGCGTCGGCCATGGAGGAGGCGGCCGAGATGGGCGCGGCCCGGGCGATCGCCGCGTTCCGCGAGGGGAGAATGAAGTGAGCTGGGGAAGCCTGAATCCAGCGCTCACGGCGTGGCGTAACGCGATCGAACGCCGGCTGGGCGCGATCCGCGGGAAGGCCTCCGACGGCGCGCTCGCGGACGGGGCGCATGAGAGCACGTCCCAGCACCAGAAGGACCGTGACGGTACGGTCGACGCCTTCGACATGGACACCAATGTGCTGGGATCGAGCGTCCCGACGGGCACGCCGGACGAGTTGCGCGTCATCGAAGCAATGAAACTCGACTTCGAGCAGGACCCGCACCGGCGCGGCCAGTTGTGGATCTCGCGCAAGGAGATCGCCAACAAGGACATTGGCGGCTGGCGGGAGCGCGAATACGACGGGCGCTCGCCGCACACCGAGCACACGCACTGGGAGTCCGATCAGGACCGGGAGCACATCGGGGCCGAGTGGCCCATGCCGCACACCGACCGGGTGCTGGCCGAGATGAGAGGGGAAGACATGCCCGACGCAAGCGAGGTCGCCACCGCAGTGTGGGGGGCGGGGTTCAGTCAGGGCGGCCGGCGGGAAACCGCGGGCGAGCGGCTGGCCCACGTCGACGTGGCCGTGGACGACATGGTCACGAAGGGGGAATTCGAGGAGTTCCGCGGCGAGGTGATGGGGAAGCTGGACGAGTTGCTGGCCCGGACGCCGGACGACACGCCGGCTCAGCGGATCGACCAGTAGTCTGCACGGCGAGCGCCCCGCCCCATTGACCCCCGGGGCGGGGCGCTCGCCGTGCGCGGGGCTATGCCCAGATGATGTCTCCGGCCAGCACGGCGTCCGGGCCCGGGGCGGGTGCCGGCGTCGGCGTGGACACGGGTCCGGGCCGGCCGGCGCCGTCCAGGGTGAGGGCGAGCACGGCGGCCAGCACGGCGACCGCGACCGCGACCATGACGAGCAGCCATACCGGGTGGGGGACGTGGCGGGCCCGGCGGTGGCCGGCGGTGAGCTCGATCGGCGCGTACCGGGCGGACCGCGGCACGTAGTCGGGGCGGTGTCGCATGCTCACGTCACCCCTTCATGACCCAGCGGAACAGGGACTTGGTCTGGGTGAGCAGGACGGAACCGCCCGCCGTGCGGACGAACGTCTCCCCCGGGATCGGCTTGATCCGGTCGCTGCTGCCCCGGTCGTACTGCTGGGCGGGGTTGTAGCCGGCGGCCGGCTTGTCGTTGCGGTTGCTGCTCATGCTCATGCCTCCAGGATGCGAGCGGCGCGCGCGATCGCGTCGGCGCGCGTCGTGGCGATGAAGTCCAGGCTCTCACTCAGGGCCTGCGGGTCGTAGCCGGCAAGGAAATCGACCATCCGCTCCAGCTCGAGGTCGGACAGCGTCATCTCGCGGAACCGATCTCCGATCTTCCTCGACTCGGCCAGCATGTCCTTGACGGTGGGACGGGGGTCGGGTGTGTTCGTCATGCACCGAGCTTGCACTCTCATGGACGCATCTGTCAACATGGGCGCCATGAACGAACACAAGGAACCGAACGCACAGGTGTTCTGCACGATCGGCGGCGCGGCCTCGATGCTCCGGGTGTCCCGGGCGACGGTCCGGCGCTACATCACCAGCGGCGTGTTGGCCGCCTACTTCCCCGTCGGGGGCCCGGAGGAAGCGCGGCCGACCCTGCTGGACACCGAGGAAGTACGCAGGGTCGGCGCGGCCCGTCGCGCCCTCGCGGGACGGAGCATCTGATGGGACAGATGTTCTTCCGGCCGGCGCCGTCCATCGGGGCGATGCACGGGCCAACGCGAGACAGTCTCGACTACGGCTTGGGCTACACGGCGGGGTATCAGGCGCGCGTGCAGGAGGAGATCGCCTCCTACATCTCCGCGGTGCAGACCGGCCGGAAGATCTACGATCGGGTGCTCCGCGACCTTGTCCAGCTGCCGACCGCGGCTGAGCGGCAGGCGACGCGTGAGGGCGTGCTCCGGGCGGCGCACGCGGCCGAGCTCCACGCGGACGGCCCGGCGTACGGGTGCCCGGCGTGCAAGGAGGCCTCGTCGGCGGTGAGCGAGCCGTGCCCGGTGTGCGGCCGGCGGATGTGCGCGGTCAACCATCCTGAGGTCGAGTGGTGTGATTGCACTGGCAAGACTCCGACGCGAATGCACCCGCGCGGAATGTCAGGATGCAGTTACGCTGTGTCAGATCGACACCATAGCGGGCATTATGTGGTGCCCGACGGGGGACCTCAGGGGTGCCTCGATCACGAGGTGAACCAACTCGGTTGCGAGATGTGCGGCAAGATCCGGACGCGCTACTACGACCGGGTCGCCGGCGAACAGCAGGTGGCCGAGTGGCTCGAGCGGCGCGGCGTCGGCCGGACACCGACCCCGGGCACTGTGCGGCGCGGCGTTGAGCTCGATCACGCCGATGCGCTCGATGAGTTGGCCGCTCTGCACGGTGCTGACGGTCGATGACGTGGGCTCCCGGCGCCCGGTTCTTCTCGCCCGATTATGGGCTGATGGCTGGGCGCCTCGCTGACGCTGTCGTCGCCATGGGCCCCATGATGGTCGACACGTTGCAGGGCAAGGTGTGGGTCTACCGGGACGGAGTGTGGCGGGTGGACGGCAAGGGGCGGGAGGTGCGTCGGCGCGTCGTGAGCCTGCTCGGGGAGCGCTACCGGCCGTCGCACGCGCGGACCCTGGTCGAGGTGCTGGGTACGCACCTGGAGGAGTTCACCGTCCGGCCGCGGCCGGGGCTGATCAACCTGACAGACGGCCTGCTGCGCTGGAATGCCGATCCGGACCCGGTGCTGTTGGAGCACAGCGCGGAGGAGCCGTCGACGGTGCAGCTTCCGGTGTGCTGGTCGCCGGACGCGCCGTGCCGGGAGTTCGATGCGTTCCTGGCCGCGGCGTTGCCGGCTGACGATGTGGCCCGGGCGTGGGAGGTGCTGGGGTACCTGATGATGTCGGGCAACCCCCTGCAACGGATGTTCCTGCTCTCGGGATCGGGCGGCAACGGCAAGGGTGTGTTCCTGAATATCGCCCGGGCCCTGGTCGGGGCCGAGAATTTCGCAGCGGTCAACATCCATGACCTATCCGGAGATAACCACTTCGCGTCCTACGACCTGTACGGAAAATTGGCGAATATCTGCGGGGAAATCGACTCCACATTCATCGAAAAAACGGCCCGGATCAAGGAACTCTGCGGCGATGACGCCATGCGCTTTGAGCAGAAAGGCCAGGACGGATTCACGGAGAAATGGTGGGGTAAGGCGCTGTTCTCGGCCAACTCGATCCCTGGCACATCGGACTCATCGGTCGGGTGGTCGCGTCGCTGGGAGGTGATCCAGTTCCCTTACGCCCCAACGAAACCGGACCCTGGCCTGTCTGCGCGCATCGTCGACAACGAGCTTCCTGGGATCGCGTACCGGGCCGTCATGGCCCTACGGCAGCTCATGGCGGCCGGGCAGTTCAGCACGGGGGAATCGCGGGAGAATGCGCATCGTGAGTTCGCGGATAAGGCCAACAAGGTGCGTCGCTGGCTGGACGATCCAGAGTCGGGCGTGCAGCGGGGAGAGAGCGACGTATTCAACAAGGGAACGACGCTGCTGAAAGCGTTCCGGACGTGGGAGGAGCACGATTCCGGCTCCAAGACGCACACGGGTGTCCAGCGGTTCAACGAGCTATGCCGGCAGGCGGGCCTGGTGCCGGTGGTCAAGCGGGGCACCCGCGGCTACTACGGGGCGCACATCACCCGCATCCCGTTCGGTGTGCCTCCGAGCGACATGCCGTGGATCAACTACGAGTCGGGCACCCCTCGGAACCTCACCACAAGTGCACCACCTCAAGATCCGCCGGAGCAGAAGACCCTGCTCTGACCTGGGAAAATAGCACTTCTGCACCACGCGAACAGGGTTTCCTGTCGGGACCCCACGCGTATCTACCCCCATGATCGTCCCCTGTCAACCCCCGATCTGCGTGGTGCCCTTGTGGGGTGCACAACGGTGTGTCACTACGCGGACGCGCGCGCTCTTATCACTCTCTGTTACTTCCGATTACGCTAAGCCAAACTCGGGGTTGTCCAACCCCGCACCGATGCCCTACCGTCGGTCACAGCCTGATGGGGGGCTTCCCTCCGGCCGGTTCGTCCGATTCCCCCAAGGTGTCCGACGTCCACGGCCGGCCGGAGGGCCACCAAAACATCCATACAAGGCGATACAGACCATGGAGGTCGAAATGCCGCGCAAGGAAACGATCAAACAGCGCAAGGACCGGATCGGCCTGCTCCTGGCCGACTACGACGTCCGGAACCGAGAGCTGGCCAAGCTCAACGCGATCGTCAAGGGGCTCAAGGAGCAGATCCGCGAGATCGACGCTGGCGACTACACCGGCGCGTCGCTGACCTACAAGGACGGCCGCGAGATGCTGGACCAGCAGGAGGCGCGACGCCTGCTCACGGAGGCCGGGATCGAGATCCCCATGGTCACCACCCAGCCGTCCATCGTCGTCACGCTCAAGCCGTGAACGGCATCCTGTTCGTCCTCCGCGCTCTCGGGTGGGCCATCCTGGGCGCGGCAATTGCCGCCTCGCTGATGACCTACATGGCGGGGGGCGTCCGGTGAGCGAGCGTACGGAGCGCTTCCTGGAGCGCGCAGCGATCGTCGTGCTGGTGCTGGTCGCTCTGGTCGTCGTGGCAGCGTGTGACGACGGTAAGTGCACGGAGCATGCACAGAAGATCGAGCGCACCGGGGACATCTTCCTGTGCGTCGACGGCCGGTGGCAGCGCACCGACAATCCGAACCGCCCACCGATCAAGGCGTGAGCCGGGACTGGGCCGGCGGCAGCGACACCCGCTGGCGCCGGTTCAGGGCCTGGGTGCTCGCACGCGACGCGTACCGGTGCAAGGTGCGGCTCGAAGGCTGCACTGGCGACGCGCCGCTCAAGGGCGGCCACGTGGACCACATCATCCCGCTGGCCAGTGGTGGCGCTAAGTACGATCCGGCCAACGTGCGCGCATCCTGCCGACCCTGCAATCTCAAGCGTGGCAAGGGAAAGGAGCGCCATGACCCAACCCCTACCCCCATCACTCAGTGGTGATGTGCTGGCGTGGTTGGCCATGGGCCACCACTATCGACTTACCCCATGGCAACGCTGGGTAATCATGTCAGCGTTCGATGGAAAGATGATGGACGCGCGGGGAACCGTTGTGTGCCAACGAATCCTGCGCAAGGTGAGGCGTGGCAGCGGGTGGCCACGGCTGGAAATGTCACACAGGGTGACTGATTACCCTGGGTAGTTTCTGAGTCCGGTCGGAGTCGCGAAAAGTTCGGCGACCCCGGCCGGCGGAACAC